ACCTATAATACCAGAGGTGAGAGGATTAAACGCTCAATCCTCTGGTATTTTTTTTTAATTAATTCTTATGGCAGCCATTTTACAGTTAGATCTTATTGTACCTCCTAGTTATAGTGTAAACCTACTTGCTGTTACAGATGCGTCAGTCTATCCAGATGACCCACCTTTAGTATCAGCACCAAGTATCGAAATAGAGATACCTGGGTTTGGGACAAAAATCTTACCTTTTAAACCCTTAGAGACAAACATTTTTGCATCCGATACTTTAGGAATAACTGAAGCTGGATGTAAACAACCCCTTCCAGATGGTATATATCATCTGAAATACTCTGTTGCACCTGCATATAAGAATTATGTGGAGAAGACAATTATGCGTATAGATAAACTTCAAGAGAAGTTTGATAATGCATTTTTGAAACTCAACATGATGGAGTGCGACAGTGCTTTAAAAACACAATCAAGCGTTACTCTTAATACAATTAATTTCTTTATTCAAGGATCTTTAGCTTCTGCTAATAATTGTGCTGAGAAAGATGCATTAAAACTATACAATCAAGCACATGATATGCTTGATACATTTATAAAATCAAATTGTGGTTGTACAGGAAACAACTACAAAGTAAACTTTATTTAATATGGCACAGTGTGCAGGATGTGGAGCAAAGGTGGGCTGTGGATGTAGATTAAAAAATGGTCTATGTTCTTCCTGTCAAGCTAAGTTAAACGCAGCCAAGAAAGGTAAAAAGTAAGATATATGTTATCACCCAAACTAACCAATTGCAAGGGATGTGCAAACATTCCTGATTTATTGAGAAGAATAGACTGCAAGTTAGCAGAGCTAGGGAACAACTTATACAACAATGTTGTATTTATGTTGAATAAACCTATTGCTACTAGTCAGATCTCTGAATTGTTAGTATATAAGCGTGTATTACAACATAGATATTGTGATACACATTATGCAAAAGGGTGCCCAGATGTTAGTACAGAGGATATTGCTAGCAAAGTTATTCGTCTTACTTCCGGGTGTGTACCACATTGTGGTGAACCAACTGTATGTGAAATAACTACATGTGCAATAACTACTTGTCCTAATCCTAGCACTACTACTACTAGTACATCCAGTACAAGCACAACTAGTACTACTTCTACAAGTACTACTAGCACTACTACTACTACAATCTATCCAGACTGTAGAGTTGAAGGATGCTTTACTGAAGTACAAAATGTTAATTGTGTGTGGACCTCAATGTTAAGAGGATCAGACTCACGTGATAAAGTATTTTCATGGAATCCAGTATCAAATCAAGTACAAGAATTTGAACTTTCAAATGATCCAAGTAGTATAATCGGTGGAGGCTTTACTTCCTTAGGTGCAACTAGTGATACATTATTCCAAATCCATACTGCACCAACTGATGCTTCTGGTGATGATGATGAACTAAAAGTTAGAAGATGGAACATACAAAATGGTCTATCTTATCTAAATGAGTATATTGTTCCTCCTATTCAAGGTTCACCAGATCAAGGAGGTGCTATACCTTCAGGTACTGTAATTGAACGTTGGAGTTATGCAGGTTTTGTTCCTATAAATACAAATAGTCTATATGCTACTACATATTGGCAGGATAGTGCGGTAGCAGGTGGTATAGTTAATGACTCAGATAAATTGTATAAAATAGAACTTGGAGCAGAAGGTATTGTTACTGTTACATATGTGTTCTCTGCACCTGGTTTTATATCTCCTGCTTTAAATAATTTATATCTGGATTCAACTAATGATAAATTAATAGCTTTTTCTACTACATACAATCCTAACGATCCTATTAATGGTAGAGATGAGCATTTAGTTCAGTACGATGTAATTAGTGGTGTAAAAGAAGTAGATTTAGATTTATCTACATTAGGTATAACTAGTCCAGGAGCTCCACCTGTAGTGTTTGATGGATATAACATTCAAAGATCAGACCTGCAATTTTTACAGTTTGAAGATAAAAACTATCTAGTTGTATCTGGTCTTGTAGTTTATGAAATGGATATTAATCCTCCATACAATACTACACTCGTAAACGGTAATACAGAGTTCTATGGTCCAGGACAATTTAACAATCAATACAGACAGAATCGTTCTGCAACAGGAACATGTAGCACTAGATCGCTATTACTTACACCAGGTACAACAACTACCACTACAACACCTGCACCTACAACTACTACAACTAGTAGTTCAACAAGTACATCCACTAGTACCTCTACGAGCACTTCTACGAGCACTTCTAGTACAACTACTAGTACTACTACCCCTGTACCTACAACAACAACTACAACAACTGTAGCACCTACTACTACAACTACAACAACCGTTGCACCAACAACAACTACTACCACAACTGTAGCACCAACCACTACAACAACAACTACTCCTGTGCCTACAACCACTACTACTACAAGTAGTTCTACATCTAGTACAACAACCACAACCACTACTGTAGCTCCAAGTGTTAAATTAAACTGGGACTTAGAAACTACTACAGCTTCTGATATAGACACTGTTAGTATGGAGATATTTGTAAATGGAGTATCTGCAGTTACATCATCAATTACAACAGCAGCTAATCCAACTACTGGTACACATCTTTGTAATGATGGTGACACTATATTAGTGAGAATAACAAATAGTAAGTCAGGATCACATGAGTTTACTAATAGAATAACACTTGATGGTAGTATTGTAGTAAATAATACATCTACAGAAACTGACTCAAAAGTTACTGATTATACTTTTACTAAATCTGCTGGTACACAAGAGATGGATATGATTGGAAATGTAGCTGCACCAATCACAATGAATTGGGAATTTGAAGGTGTAGAACCTAGTAGTACTAAGTCTTGGAGAGATACAACACTTGAAATATTTAAGAACGGAGCTTCAGTGGTAGGTCCTTTAACATTTAATTCAGGTAACGCTACTGGTAGTGGAACATTTTCAGCAGCTGCTGGAGATGTAATAACTCAAAGTGTTGTTACAGATAATAATCCTTCAAATTATCCACAATTTGTAGACGTGGAACAATATAAAGGAAGTGTATCTGGAGGCTTGAGTCTACTAGATAATAGTGCAGGTTATATAGCAGCTAATGGTAATAGAACAGATACATTAACTTCATTAACCTTATCTGCTTCACCAACCGATCCAAAGTTAAAATATAAAGTTCTTTGTAGTGCTGCTCAAACTTCTACTATTACAGTAGATATAGAAGATACTGAAGATGGAGCTCAACCACAGTTCTTAAGTGTAACCCAAACTTCTACAGCTGATACATTCTTTGAACAACCTTCTGATCCAACAAGTAATGGTACATATACTCAATACTACTTTACTGAAGGTGAGACTTATGAGTTAGAAATGTCTTACAAGAAATTAGGTCCTGGAGAAAATGATACTATATTCCAATCAGCGACAGGTGCAGGTTCTTCGTTAGTTTCAGATACTGACACAGGTACAGCTCAAAGTTTAATAGGACCTATTAATACTACTTTTACTCCAACTAATGTAGCTTCTGGACCTGTAGTAATCGGATTTAGTCAAACATCACCATAAATTGAATCAACTATGACAATAATTATAACATTAAGTTTTGCTGGAAATGAAACAGGTCCTTTTGATCTGTATTCTGACGCAGATAATTTTGCTGTAGCTTTTGCAACTAATGTAGCAAAGGCAGATTTATTAGCTGGTTATGAAGTTGAAGCTCCAGCAGGAACAACAACTGTTAGATTAGATGATTTAGGTGCTTTATGTACTCCTAGTACAACAGATATATTTACATGTGCAAGTCCACCAGATTGTGGATTTACTGGTGTAATTTTATGTAATAGTTTTACAACAACAACTACTACATCATCATCTAGTACTAGTACAACAAGTACAACATATTTCCCAGACCCATTTGGTGTACCATGTATATGGTCTACTAATGGAGGAACTTCAGGTTTACTTGGTGTGTATGACTTTGATACAAACACACTAACGGATGTATTAGTTCCTAATGACTTTGTTGAACTTCCATCTGAAATTAGATCTATATGTGCTACAGAAGATAAACTTTGGATAGTTAGTAATGTTGACCAAGGATCTAATCCAAACAATGACTTTGATGATGTTGTTTACATTAGAGAGTGGGATATAGATGCTACTGGTGTATCTCCTGTATTAACTTATGTAAGAGAGATAACACTTGAATCAGGTCAATTCCAAGGTTCTTTTAATGCAGGTAGTTCTGTATGGGCTATCGCTGCTAAAGATAATGATACACTTATTGTTGGGGTAGGTAATACCCATACAGCACCAGCAGGAACTGGTGGTTCTGGTCAACGTTGGGCTCATGAGTTTAGTATATTAAATGGAGGAAACATTACGATAGGTAATAACGATTTATTAGGTAGCAAACAGATAGGTAGTACCAGTGGTGGTAATTCAGTCTATAGTAAATTAAGTAATTTTACTTATACAAACTCAGATCAACTTGTAGTTGGATGGTATAAGTTAGACACTAATGCTACACCTCAGTATACACATTACATCCAAGTATTTAATGGAACTCCATCCGATGCTGACTTTGGTTTAAATAATCAAGCTATTCAACAAATTACTCTTGAGGAAAATGGATATCCAGCATTTACACCTGCTTTTACAGGCCCAATGGATGTACCTTTCTGGGGCTTTAATAGTTTAGCACAAGTGCTACAACCAGAAACTTTAGATGTTTACACAATAAATCAATTACCTTTTTATGAGCTAACATTTGCTACTAGTCTAAATGAGTATGAATACCTAACTTCAGCTACACACTGTTCTAATATTAAATTTGATATAGCAGATAGTGCTTACTGTATTGAAAACGCTAGGTGGTTCCCTCCTTTCTTCTTTGATTCAGAGGGTAATCCAGCTAAACCGTCTAACGGAGGTGTATATGATCCTACTCCTCAACAATTCCAGTTTGCTGGAATGACTTGTACAGCAAGTATAGCAGAGAATGTAAATGCTTTTGATGATGTTAGACAATCTATAACTGAAAGCTACCTAGGATGTAGTGGTCTTTTAAGACCTGCATCGAGTGTACCTATTACAAGAGCAGTAAGTGGTAGCAACTTTAGTATTACAATTGAATTCCCTCAAGCAATGAATGACTTGTCAATCAGAACTGCTGTTTTAAATAGTAATAGTGATCTTACAAGTGGAGATGTATACTATGTAGAAACTAATGGTGGAACTCCAACACTTTCTATAAATCAAGGATGTCTGGCTCAAGTTATAGGTAATAGATTTGGTGGTGGTATAGGTCCTGATGGACAACCTTCTGATAATCTTTCAGATGGAGACGATAGTGGTGTAGAAGTTAAAGTTACTGCTCCTAGCGACTATACATCTATGACTATCTATGGTAACGCACCAAGTGGTGGACCATTATTATTAGGATGTCCTCCTGTCAATTGTGACAACATGATATTTGTAGAACAAGGAGGAACTACATGTAATACCTTTACTAATCCTGAAAGTGCAGGACGTTGTGTGGAACCCCCAATTGTTCCGATGGATCAGGTTTCTTATAATAAAATATTTGTTTGGAATAAGATTGCAGATACATGTACAGAAGTAGGACCTCCACCAGGTGAAGGTTTTGCATCAGGAGATATTTCTATAGGAGATAATATAGTTGTAATATCAGCATTCTATAATAACCCAGGATCTCCTTCAATCAAAAGGACCTTTATCAAATATGACTGTACAGTTATAAATGGAGTTCCTTCAAATTTACAGTGGGATGAGAAGCAATATGTGCTACCTACTTTCTGGGATGACTTTGCTGGTACCTTTATTCCAAACATTGAAGTAATTAACGATAACCAAATAGGTGTAACAGTTAAGAAATATCCTGCAGATGGAGCCCCATGTTGGTTCGATGTAAGATTCTTAATTTGTACATTCCCTGAAACAGGTGAGGAAATGATAGTTGATGAACAGTTCCAATTACCATGTGGTAGTGGAGATTCTGGAGATCTAGTAGTAACATATAAACCAGACGGTGTAACACTTAACAAATTAATAACATTACAAACTGTAGAACCAGAGGTTGTAAATGGTGTGTTAGTTGGTAAACTTGCAGTTTGTCAGTACGATATAGCAACAGGAACCTTAGAGGTAGTTACTAAAGCAGAAGATTTTATAGATGATTCTGGTATTGGTGCTTCTCTTGCAATAGTAGATGGAGAGCTCTATGCAGGTTCATCAGTTTGGGCTAAAGTAGATTGGAACTATCCATACGCATGGACTATACTTCCTGATAGTGAATCACCATGTGCAGCTGGAGGAGCTGGTACAATACCTGCTTGTAGAATAAGTGATGGTTTTGAACCTAGTCCAGTAACTACCACTAGTACTACTACAGATCCTAATACCACAACTACAACAACCACTATACCCGGAGTAAGAACAATATTTACTAGATTTACAGGATTTATAGAACAAGAATAATATGAAATTAACACAAGACATACTAGATAAGATCAATGAGATCCATAAAAAATATCCTAATGCTACATCTGTTGGATGGGGCAAGAAGATAGTTAATGGTGTTCATAATGGTGAGTATGCAATTAGTATTTCTGTTGCTAACAAAAAACCATTGTCTGAACTCAAACCAGAAGAGGTGATAGAATCTAAAGTTAATATAGGAGGTGTAGAAATTCCAACAGATATTAATCAACAAGCACAAGCAGAATATCTATCTGTTTGTGGAGACAATCTATCACCTGGAGGTTGTGGATATATGTTTTCAGCTGTTAACAATTCAAATAACAGAGCTACTAATCAAATTATAATGGGAGGTATATCTGTGTCATCAGATAACAACGATTGTACAGTAGGAACATTAGGTGGTATTGTAAGACATACAGCAAGTGGCTGTGTTGTGGGTTTAACTAATCGTCATGTAACTATTGGAGAACCATCATTTACAGCTTACCGAGATCCAAATGGTCTTATACAAAATGAATTTGATCCTCCTAATAGAATCTTTCAAACAGGTGAGGGATCTTGGAACTCATCAACTAGTTTAGGTGTAAGTTTAGCATACACTCCTGCAGCTCCATCATCTAGTGGTCAAAGTATTCAATGTGATGCTGCACTTGTATCAATAGAACAAAGTAGATTTGATACTACTATTGTTCCTGTTAATGAAAGATCTTGGAATCAACAAGGTTTACAATCTATAATGGGTAACAATCCACCACCTTTTGCTACTACAAATGAAATAGATAATTTAGAAGTTACTAATCCTCGTGCCTATAGTACTGGAAGAACACTTGGACCAAAAGGTTTAATGCCTAATTGTCCTATGGTTATAGTGCAAGTAGGGGTAAGTGTAAATGTTCCAGGAAACTGGGAAAGACCTCATGGACTCTGTCCTGTTGATTCACAGGGTAATATAGTAGGTACTTCTACACCAGTAAGTTATGATAATATAATTAAATATGCAAAACCTATACCAGCTGATCCTAACAATCAAGCAATTAATATATTTGAAGGAGACGTTAATGAACAAAACCAAAATCTAGTCAACGGATGTTACAATCCTGTTTGGAAAGGTGACTCAGGTTCATTCCTACTAGCTGATATAAATGGAACAGTTAAAATAGTAGGACTGGTATTTGCAGGTTCAGTAGGAGGTACGACTGATAGTGGCGTTGCTTTATTTACGTATGGATTTGCATGTAGAATAGATAAAGTAGCAGAACAATTAGGAATAGAAGCTTATGTAGCAGGTAATCAAATGGTTGATCCCTCTACTATCGAATATAAAACAATTAATGGTCTAAGTTCAGACCCAACAATAACATGTGATGGAGAAGTATATTCTCAAATGGGTCTCACTGATACATTACAAGATAACTGTTAAACAAATAAAATAATAAAATTATGTCAACACAAAATTGCTCAAACTGTTATAACGGCTGTACTGAAATTACTTCAGACAAGTGCGTTAAATATACAGGTGTAGATGTTCCTATATTGGGAATACAAAATGGAGACTCTCTATCTTTTGTAGAGCAAGCTCTTATTACCTTTTTAGGTTCTACACTTGATGGTACAGGTATACAACCTGTAGTCCCTCCATCAGATATATGTCCTGTAGTACAGGCTAATCTGGATGAATGTAATCCCTTATCTTTAAATAATTACCTTGTAGGTATCATTAAAACTATTTGTGAGTTAAATGATGAAATACAACAACTAAGTGGGAGCGGAAACACTGACAAACAATCTTCACCTGCATATAATGTAGAGTGTGTATCCGGAGTTTCAGATAATACTAGTACACGAGATGTCCTACAACAAACCATAATAAAGTTATGTGAAGTTGAGCAATCACTGAATACTTTTATTACCGATGTTACTACTAACTACGTACAAATTGTTGACATAAATACGTACATAGAGAATTATCTTAAGAGTGACCCTAGTCAAAATCTGATAAGTAATAGAATGGTTCCTTTTTCTGCACAACCTTATTTCGGAGAATTAAGTGTATTTGATTCATCAGGAGCAGGTATAGGAATTTGGGATAGAATATTCTTATGTAATGGACAGAACGGTACACCAGACTTAAGAGGTAGAGTTCCTGTTGGATCTACATCAATGGGTAGTACTGCTATGGATGCAGAGGTTGATCCAGCTCTTGCAGGTAATCCTGCATATGATTTAAACAATGCAGTTGGTACTAATAGTATAACATTACAGTTAGCTCAAATACCATCTCACACTCATAGTGCTAGTGTAGTTACATCTATAACTCCAGCAGATCATTGTCATTATACAATGAATGTAACTTCTACTAATGTATCAAATCCTCCTAATGCTGGTAATTATTTATTACAAAGTCAAGGAACTGGTGGTAACTTAGGATATGCTCTAAGAGGAACTGATGCTATACCTGATATAGCAAAAACAGATGATGTTACACTAAGTGCAAGCAGTACACCAACTATTCAACCTGCTGGTGGAGGAGTGCCACATGATAACTTCCAGCCTGGACTTGGATCATATTATATAATTTACATACCTTAATACTAAAAACAATGGCATACTTACCTACTAATCCTTGTTGTACCGATGTGGTTGTGAACACTCCCTGTGGATGTTCTAGCACTGTAACGTGTGATCCATGTGCAACAAACGTACATTATTCAAAGTCTATTACATATAATGGACCTATATTACCTTGTTCTAATGTAGAACCTTGTGATGATTTAAACGTTGCTTTATCTAAAATTGATGCACTTTTGTGTGAATTGAAGAATCAACAAGTAACCAATACATCAGATATTTCTTCTATTAAACAACAAATATTACAAATAAACCAAACCTTAAATACTTGTTGCGGATCGTAATGGAAGCATTTATACAATTAACTACTGCAGGAAACAATACTGGACCCTTCAATCTTTTTTCAGATGTGGATGGGTTCACTACTGCTTTTGAATCTGGCGTTACTAAAGCTCAGTTACTAACTGGTTTTACAACAGCTTTAATACCAGATTACACTACTATAGTAAAGGTAGTGTCAGAAGGTTTTTGTACAAACTTTGTTAACATTACATTAGAGGATACCACTACAACAACAAGTACAACAATAACACCACCATAATTATGGCAGCAATATTACAGATAACATTAACAATAGACGGACAAGCAGGACCATTTGATTTATTTTCAGATGTAGATAACTATGCAGTGGCTTTTGATACTCAAGTATCAGCTGCAGCTATGGTTGCTGGATACCAAGTAGAGGCTCCTGATGGTACAACTAATGTAAAAGTTTGTTCTACTGGTACATGTGAAAACTGTGTAATATTGCCAGCAAATTGTCCTACTACTACAACTACAACAAGTAGTTCTACAAGCACTACAACAAGTACAAGTAGTTCAACTACTACATCTACCACAACAGTGCAACAAGTCATGATAAAATGGGAACTTACAACCAATACTCCAGGTTCTCTACTTGATACTTTTCCACAGTCATCTATTTTAAATATAGCTGTAGATGGAGTTAGTCAAGTAAATGCAGGTATTGCAGGAAGCGTAAACATAGTTAGTGGAAACTTTAATATAAATGTAGGAAGTGTACTGACAGCAACAATAGAAACAGATAGAGTTGGAGAATATACATTTACACATCAAATATCTAAAGATGGTTCATTCTATCAACCGGCAGATGTGTGTAGTTTCTGTATAGATAGCTTTACAACAGCTCTGTCTCCTGCTTATACAGAGAATGGGGCTAATCCTGCTGTAGACTTAACATTTATAGCTAGTACTCGAAAAGAAACTACTACTACAACAACAAGCAGTACTTCAAGTAGCACAACAACAACTAGTACTACTCCAGTACCTACCACCACTACTACAAGCACAACGTGTGACTGTAGTTTGAATGGAGGAAGTGCAGTAGTAGTAGCTGGAACAACCACTACAACAACTACAAAAATTCCTATACCAACAACTACTAGTACTACAACTCAATTTTTATTTAATGCTTTAATATCACAACAATCAAGTGCTACTCAAAATGCTGGTATATGTAACTATTCTCTAGACAACTTTATATTCAAAAATGGAGTAACTGCTGATGCAGCAGTAGGAGATATTCTATATATTTCACCAACATCAGGAGCTACATTTAATGGAGGAGGTAATTGGTGGCATTATAAAGGTAATACTACTAGTGCTGGAAATACACAATATATTGAGGTGAATAGTAGTGGGGAGGTTATATCAGAGTTCCCTTGTTTCGCATAAATATAAATTAACAAAATATGGCAATAACAGTAAACATAAAATTAACTTCAGTTGGAAGCTGTGTAAGTGTCGTTGATCTTTATTCTGATCATGATAACTACACAACAGCTTTTGCAACAGGTATATCGGCAACTATCCTTACAAGTATAGTGGGGTATAACACTGGTAATGTTCCTGTAGGAGCTACTACTGTTAGAATACAGAATAATAATATTCAATGTAATAACTTTGTTGATGTTCCAATAGTATTCTAATATGATGACAGTAATTATACAGGCTAGTAATATAGGTAATGATGCTGGTCCTTTTAACTTGTTTTCTCAAGTAAACGGATTTACAGAAGCTTTTGAGACTGATATAACCAAAGATCAATTGCTTGTAGGTTTTGTATCTTATAATGTACCTGATGGAACTACAATTGTAAGAGTGATGTCTAACAGTCCTGAGTGTACTAACTATGTTGATAAAGAAATAGATGCTCCACCAAGTTGTCCAGACAGAACATTAGTATTTCAGATATGTAATGAAAATTCATTGTTAGATGACAACTTTGATATATATCTTAATGGTGTAAATATAGGAGCAGTTGACTTAAGTCAGAATGCACAAGTAGGTAGTGTATTTATAGCGACCCTTACACCTATGATAATAACTCAACCTGATTTTGTATGTCCATTAAATAATATGACGATATATAATTTTGATCCTCAGCTTCTTTCTAATAGAAATACTATAGAGATGAAGAACACAAAGAACAATGGTAACGGTAATCAAGGAACTATACAGGTTAGAAATTATAAAAACGGAGCAGGAATATCATTAATAGAACCTTGTACAGTAACAGATTTTACATTTAGTGGTGCTTCAGGATTGGATTTTAGTTTTCAATTCTTCTATAGTGAGTGCTGTAATGAATAATAAAAAAAGTTCTCTTTTGTTGGTTTTAGAGAACTTCTCCTAGGGGCTATAATGCCCTTGGGAGTTTTTATTTATAACCAAACTAATTATAAAGAATAACCCTGATGGTTAAGTTTTTTATGTAAAATGAAATAATTTATCTATCTTTGAGATATTTTCTAATTAAATACGATATATATGTCTGAGAATCAGAGTCTTCTTAATCAACTGAAAGAGTTGTTGAGAAGAAAAAGAAGTGAACAGTGGTATGCTGATAAATTAGGTATCACAGTTGACGAAGTAAAAGAATTGAAAAAAGAACTTAAGGGTAAGAAATATGATGAAGGAGATAAGTTTTTAGATAACGCAACTAACAGTAAACAATTCGAAGAAGCAGTAAGAAAAGTAAGTAATGAACAAGGGACAATTGAAAGCACAATAACTCTAGACTTTGAACCAAAAAGTGATATAGAGTTAGCACAATTACACAAAATAGACCTAGAAAGGTATGTTATTACAAACTACTGGTCTAAAGTTCTTCCTAGTGGGAAGTTCACATCTTCGGTCTTTTCTAGAAGAAAAGGTGCGAAAGATTATACAGCTGAAGATTTCAGCAAGTTCTTAAAGAACTATAAGTCAAACTACATTCCAATCCCTTCACCTAAAAGAGATGATTCGAAACTAATTGCAGATGTTGAGTTATCTCTTTCTGATTACCATTTAGCTAAGAAACATGTTGATGGAGATAATGATCCACAGGTAAGGGTCATGAGATTCTTTGATGTTGCAGAGAATCTAACAGACAAGGTTAGATCAGTTTATGATATAAACAAGGTAGTCTTTCCTATATCTAATGACTTCTTTCATACAGATAACTATCACAAATCTACAACTAACGGTACTCCTCAGGATATAATGATGGATTATGCATCAGAGTATGAATTGGGTTTTAACGTTCTGGTAGATACTATTAAGATGTTAAAGGCTAATAGTGAACATGTAGAAGTAATACTTGTACAAGGTAATCATGATAGAACTAAGTCTTATTATTTGGCTCACGCTTTGGATATATATTTTAAAGCTGATGACAATATAACTTTTGTAAGAGAAGAAGGTTTAATAAAAGCTACAGTGGTAGGTAAAACATTTATTGGTTTTCATCACGGTAACTGTAAAATTGATGCCCTTCCTCTATTATTTGCAACACATCCAACTTATAGTAAATGGTTTGGTGATGCTACATATAGAGAAGTACACACAGGTGATAAACATCACTATATGGCTAAAGAAATAAAAGGGGTTAGAATACAACAGATGCCTAGTTTATCTGGAGCAGATAGATGGCATAAAGATAATAACTTCGTACATAGTGTACGAGCTGCTTTAGCCTTAGTATATGATAGTGAGGTAGGAAAGGTAGCTGAATTTGAAGAAAGAATATAACTATGGCAACAAAGTATGGAAAGCCTACACCAGGTAAGAATGTAAAAGCACCAAAGATTCGTCCCTATAATATGAAAAAGAATTATATGAGAGAGGCTGATCAAATGGGAGGAATACAAGGATTTGGTAACTCTAAAAAATAAATATGGCACCCAAATTAAAACCAAGCAGCAAAGAATACTTAAGAGATTCAAATGGTAGAATGCTTCAGAAGTGGGAATGGAAACATTACACAGTAGCAAGTACCTCTACTGCCGAACTCAAAAAACTATTAACTAGTCCCTCTATGACCAGAAAAAAGAATGTCATACAGAGAGAGCTTGACAAAAGAAAATTATGGCAACACTAAGAAAATTAGTTTCAGACATTCGTGGAACACATAAAATCTTATCTACTGATGCACTTATCACAGACAGAGTTATTGCGTCTGAGATAAGAAATCAGTCACAAATGTTAATAAAAAGAGAAACTAATTTAAGAAAGTTATGGGCTAGTGATACGTTATACACTACTATCAATTGTTTAGAGATGAAGGAAGTTCCAATCTCTGAATGTTGTGACTATGTAGATGAATGTACAGTATCAAGAACTATAAATAAGTTACCTAGAATATCTGAAGGTAACTATCAATATGTAATACAAGGTGTATACTCCATAGATGCTATGGGAGGTAGAGGCACCAAGTTAAAAGAAATAACTATTAATAGATACTTAAATCTATTAAAATTACCTGTAGTAAAGAATGATTATTACTTCTGGATCTCCAATGGATATCTGTATGTAAACAATCCTTTACTAAAGGCTATTAGAATGGCTGCATTTTTTGAAGAAGATGTGCCAAGTGAAGTATTGTATCCAGAATGTGGATGTGGTGGTAACGTATCAGATGAAGAATACTGCATAAATCCTTTAGATAAGGAGTATGCTTTACCTGGTTACTTAGAGTCTTCTGCTCTAGGATTAGTATCACAAAAACTATTAGCTACATACTTCCAAATTAAAACCGACATGACTCAAGAGGGTATAGATGGACAAGCTCCAAATGCCCAACCGACTCAATAATAACTATGTATGTCAAGAGTAGCAGTTGACTGGCGAAGTGCAAGTAAAAAGAATTATGAGGACTTCTGTAAGAAGCACCCTTTAATATCTCTAACTTTCGATGAGTGGAGAAATATTCTTTATGGCTTTAACGAGTCTTTCAAACACTACATCTTGGAAACAGGAGAGAAAGAAAAACTACCCACTGGATTTGGAGAGTTTTCTGTAAATAAAAAGAAAAGAAGAAGAACTAAAGGTGTTAATGGAAAAGAGTTTGTAAACCTACCTATTGACTGGCAAAAAACTAGAGAGAAAGGAAAGGTTATATACAACTTCAATTATCATACTGAAGGATACTTTTTTGGATGGATGTGGTTTAAATCCACTGCAAGATTTAGAAACTCAGATCTGTGGTACTTTAAACCTTCAAGACGAACATCTAGAGATCTTTCTCACTATTTAAAAGCAGATCCTAAATACCAACACATTTATCATGAATGGAAAAAATAAGTTATGTCATACTACTATAAATACGATTTTGTATCCCCAGAGCCTCTATATGCTACAGTAAAAGAAGAGCTTAAAAGTTATTTTGATACTGGTGCAGTAGATGATTTATTATTCCCCACCTATCTAGACAAGTGTCTAAGAAAGATGGGTAGAACAACTTATAAAATTACTACAGAAGTATTATTTATAGAAGACTTTGAGGCACGTCTACCAGATAACTTTCATGCAGTGAGAGAAGCTTGGATGTGTGCTGTAATACCAGGAAACCCTTATCCAGCAGCTTCATCATTTTATAGTCAAGCTGCAAATGCTACTACTATTCAAGTTGCACCTCTAACTATAGGAGGTACCCCTTGTAATAATCCTGATTGTCAACACCCAAGTTGTGATGGTACATGTATGCCTGAAATAGTACAAGCTGTATATAAAACAAACAGTGAAATACCTAGAGCATATAGAAGAACTTATCTACTTAAACCAGGAAATATATCAGCACGTAAAAGCTGTACTGTAGATTACACTAACTCCTGGAGTCAGTACAATCAACTGGCTTTATCTGGTCGTGATTTTACACCAGGTTCTTCCTCTTATGATTCATTTGATGTAAGAGATAATAAATTTGTTACTAACTTTAGAAAAGGTGTAATACATTTAGTATTCTATTCTACTGATTATGATAAAACAGGTAATCAATTAGTTCCAGATAACTATCGTGTTAGAGAATATATAGAGTCATTTATTAAATTTAAAGTATTTGAAACTTTAACTAATCAAACCAATGATGAAACATTTAATCAGTTACAAACTAAATTAGCTTACCATAAACAAGTGATGGATGAAGCATGGATAATGGCAGAAACAGAACTTAAAAAAGAAACAGCTTATCAGAAACAGAGAAGAGTTGTTACAGATCTTAATCGAAACAATATGTATGAATTACCTGATGCAAAATCTCAAGTATCAGGAAGATACTCCAACAGATATAATACTTTGTGGAGACGTAATGGGTGGAGTTAATAAATAGTTTATGGCTACTAGAAAAGAAATAGAAGACGCAAAAGCTAAAAAAGCTGCTGCTGCTAAAAAAGATGATAAAGCTCAGAAAGGGCAAGTGAGGCTTGAATTTAATCAAGCTCAGACTGGCCTTAATATGGATAGCACTATCAATCAAGTAAAGACAGGTAGTCTTACTTATGCATTGAATGCTACTGTAGAGAACTTTGACTCTAGTTCTGTAAACTATCAGAATGAACCTGGTAATGAACCATGTTTAACATTCCCTGATGGTTTTCAACTTATAGGTAATTATACTATTTCTGAGAAAAAGCTAAATATATTCTTTCTAGCTAACCCTCTTACTGGCGATAGTCAGATTGGTTTTCAATATAATAATGACTGTGTATATCAAGAGGTACCACTTGGAGATGCTAGATGTTTAAATTTCAACATCGATTACCCCATACACAAAGTTGTTCATAGAATAACAAACTGTAGTACAGAAATATATTGGACAGACGGACTCAATCCTAGAAGATATCTAGATCTAGACAACATTCCCTATCTTATAGATCCTAATTCAGACCCTGAATGCGACCCTGTACTAACAGGAAACGTAGACTGTAACCAACTTAAAATACAACCTAACTTTGATATTCCATTTGTAGAAGTTAATCAAGTAGTAGATGTAGGATCATTAGTTGCTGGTACTTATCAGTTTGCGGTACAATATTCAGATGCAACAGGTCAAGATTTAACTTCTTATTATTCTGTTACTAATCCTACACCTATTTCCGATCCTTTAATAACCACTGTAAACTTCAATTACCCCGTGGGTAAATCAATAGAAGTAAAAGTATCTAACTTAGATCTAACAGGACAATATCAGTATTTTAATTTAGCTGTAATAAAAACTATCAATGAAGGAACAACAGTAGAATTAGTAGGAACTTATAATATTACTGAAGCAGAAGAAATTATCACCTACACTGGTGCAGACCAAAATCCTATACAATTATCTATTGCTGACATCTTTGAGAAATATCCTTACTATGATGTAGCACAAGACTTGACATCTGTTCAAGATACTTTGATATGGAGTAATTTAACTTCAGTAGATAGAATAAACTATCAACAAATAGCTAGTCAAATAACCCTACAATGGGAAAGTTATAGACTTCCTGCTGGAGAAACTTATGCTAATGAATTAAATGCAGTAAACTATCGTGGATACATGCGTGATGAAGTGTATGCATTTGATATAGTGTTTCTTTTAAAGAACGGAAAACAAACAGATGCATTTCATATACCAGGTCCTCTAGTAGATCCTAATCCTCAACCGGATGTTCCTAACACTAATGATGATTTTATCGGAGAACCTGAGTACTATGTAGGAGATGTAGGATACAGCCCTTACTGGAAGATATATAATAATGCTACAGTGGTAGGTCCTTTTGGAGAACTACCAACAGATCCAGACTACAAAGGACCATGGAACTATGGAAACTTTGCATATTGGGAGTCTACAGAAAAGTATCCTTGTAATACAGAAATGTGGGGAGATTTAGCTGATCAACCTATTAGACACCATAAGTTTCCAGATGTATCTGTAAGTGGTATTGTAGAGAATCCTGCAATTGTATATGACGGTAATAACATTGTACCTACAATGCAAGATGCAAATGCTCTATATCCTCTAGGAGTAAAAATTGATAATGATCAGATATCACAACTGATTCAATTATCTAGTCTTACACAAGAACAGAAAGATGATATTGTAGCTTTTAAAATAGTAAGAGGAGATCGTGGTACAAACAGATCAATAGTAGCAAAAGGTATTCTTAGAAATGTAAATAAGTATGTAAAAGATGACCAGGACTATTACTATCCTAACTATCCATATAATCAAGTATCTGGAGAGGACTCGTTCTTACAAGAGAATAACAATGCTTGGAATTATAAATCTAAGTCATGGCTTTTATATATGCCTGACAAGGCTGTAGATTTTTTCCTTGGACCTTGGTATAGTGCATATGGTATAGAGATAGATGTAAATGATGAAGATGGAGTATTTGTATATACTAGTATTGAAAATGGTAAACAAACACAAGCCACTATTTCACCTAATTGTATTTTAGAAGTTTGTTCCTTAACAAGACCTGTAGCTCTGAAAGGTGTTATAACAATAGGACCTGGAGACTTTGATGTATGGATTGGTGCTCATAGCAGTAACTGCCAATTCATCTGGATACCTGGCACTGATAAAGGCCCTTGTAGTAGATATGAATTAAAATGGAAAAATCCATTTAACAATTTTAATTTTGATGGAACAGTAAATTGTTCTGCTACTCTAAATTGGGGTAATAATATTTTTGAAGGTATTGACAGAGTTAATGTGATTACAAATGCTGACCCTGAATTTGATGTTTATGGTACAAACAATATTGATTTTGATGAAAATCCTGGAGGAGCACCAAACGGAGCAAGTTATGGATATGAAGGAAATCACCCCTATGCACCTACTTGGCGTGAACCTTCTGGTAGTTGCTGTTCAAATCCTCGTATTTTTCTAACTCAAATTTATCCAGGACCTTGTACTGAACCAGATCCTGATAATCCAGAAGAAAACTATGACGTAATATCATATCCTCCAAATACCTTTGATCCAAATTACCCCTGTCCGGATTCTGATGATGAAACAAGAGCATGTCAGACATGTGTTAAAGTAGAAGAAAATCCAGATAATATACAACCTTGGCCAGGTCCTGGATTTGGACAACCTACTAATCCTCTTCCTCTTTTTGATGACAGTGTTGCTAGTAATGCTGATTATACCGGACCTGGATTTCCAACTCCAGTAAATGAGTGGGATACTTTTACTCCAGCTGAAAATGCAAATGACACTGGTTCTGGAGCACAAAATAATGATGTCTCTAAAAGACACAGTAGAAGATCCTGTTTAAAATGTGACAGAGATATACCTATTAAACCATTAGATGGGGCTGACTATGAAGAAGCAAAAGATATTCTAGATAAGCAAATCTTTAATTCACCAGACACATCTTTTGGACAACCATTTTTAGGAAGTGTACTTAAGCTAGAAAGTGTAATGTTTGGAGCAGGTAAGGCTCATTTTGTAGAGGTTAAAGACAATGCTAAATACAAATTGCTTAGTAAAGAAGCACAAGAAGATGCATTATCAAGTTCAGAAAGAGTGGCTAGTATGGGTGCAAATGGTGAGTTTGATGCTGGTATAATGTTTACCGTCTATCAGTCATATCTTACTATATACATAAATGGTATTACAAGAAAGAATTATGCAATGTCTTTCAACTCAAGAGCAAACTATGATTATCATTTTCCTATCAGCAATAATACTGACGGTGGTATCAAGCAAAGAGAAATAGATCTTACTAGATATCTTATACCAGGTGTACAATCTTTTAATAATAACCAACCTCCAATTAACAATTGGAATAGAGAATCTTCAGTCTTTATTGATACTACTATCAGTGATGATATTTTAGCACTTCCTTTACCTCAAAATACTCCATCTTTACAAGGAGCAGACGGTGAATCTAGTATGGTAGAATACTCAAGATTTGCCATAGGAGAATCTGGAGCTTGTGATAAACCAGGACAAGAGCAAGATATAAAGGTAGTATCATATTACGCTTCTATGAAAAATATCATCCCTAATCAATGGGGACAGATCAACTCCTTTAAAAGAATAGATACAGGTTACCAGAAACTTGTAACAGCTACTGGAACAGATACAGTATTTGGTGGAGATGTATTCATATCTAGATTTGCATTTAAAACTAAAATACCATTCTTTATAGATAATAGAGTAAATGCACCAGACGACTCAGATATATTCTTTGATGAGTTAGGTAATGTTGCTTATCCTAAATACTGGCATTCTGCTAGATCTATCCTAGAACCTTATACTGTAACAGCAGGAGACGATGATCAGTTAATGTATAATCTTATATCAACTAAAGCACATAATCTTGATTGTCCTAGTGATCCTTCTTTAATTGGTCCACCTCCTAATGACCAAGAACCTTATGCAGGAACTTATAGATCATTTTATGATGGGTATATGTATTTATTTGCATATGGTGTTCCTAACTTCTATTGTGAAAGTGTATATAATACAGACTTAAGACAAGCATTTAATACACAAGAAGGAGACTTCTGGCCTCATGTTAGTTCTGGTATTCCTGATGATTGGGTTCAAGAAACTAATGTACCAATTGCACAGGACAATACTTATTACTATAATGTAACATACTCTAAACAGAATAAAGAAAATGTGTTTAGTCAAATGCCTCCAGATTGGAGTGATGTATGTTATACGTTTTATCCATTTAGAGCTATATACTCAGACACCCAAGGGGATAGTTCTGATAACAGAGTTAATAACTGGTTAGTTTACAGAGCTTTATCTTACCATGATTTCCCACAAAACTTCGGTAACTTAACATCATTAGATGGTATGATGGACAGAGGTATATTGGCAAGATTTGATAATAAAGCTTTATTGTATAATAAACTATTAACGATTGACACTAACAATCCTCAAGCTGCATACATAGGTAATCCTAGATTATTCGATGGTGCACCTCCTATAGATTTTGCAGAAACAGACTTAGGATACTTAGGATCTCAAAATAAGTTTCTACTTAAAGTTCCTTATGGAGCAATAACTGCTGATGCTAAAAGAGGTCAGATATTCTTAATGAGTGGTAACAAAGCTGTAGATCTAACTAAATTTGGATCAGGTGTAAATAGATTTATTACAAATCATTTACCATTTGAAATATTAGAATACTTCCCAGATGCATATGTAGACAATCACTTTAAAGGAATAGGACTACACGGAGTGTACGATAGTAAATTTGATAGAGTTATCATTACTAAGCTAGACTATATTCCTCTTGATGATAATATAAGATATGACAGTGGAAGTCAACGTTTTTATGTAGATCAAGTTATTGATGATCAGATAGTTGAAACAGAAGTATTTTTATTTGATAGAGAATATTTCTGTAGTAAGTCATGGACTTTATCTTTTGATTTTAGTACTAAGAGTTGGATATCTTTTCACTCCTATCTACCTAATTTCTACATTGGAGAAAACAACTTCTACTATTCTGGTATAAATAGTTGCTGTACACAGTTTACTGCTGTATTAGATACTCCAGATAGAAGTAGAATTGAAGATGAAGAACCACAAATAGAAATGGTGGTAGCTGCAAATATTGGTTCAGTGTTACCAATTACAACTACCTCTACAAGTACAGAGGCACCTTTATTTACTACTACTAGTACTACAACTTTCAATGATTGTCAATTTGATATAGGTTTAGCTGAAGAACTAAGTTGTGGATTAGAAGGAATTGGACTTATTACCATTCCTACTCCTACTACTACAACAATTTGTTCTAGACCTGCACCTCTTGCACAAGCTACTTTTACAGAAGGTTATCAGATTATGACTGAACCTACTCCTATTATAGGATCATCAAGTGCAGCAAGTGCATGTGCTATAGGAGCATTTTTAGCAAATCTAAATAGTAATGATGAGGCTGTAGCTATAAACTTCACATTCGAATATTCAGGAACATCAGCTAATTTTGCTAATGTATCTATAGGAGAAGTTCTTTATCTTGGTGATGATGATTCTTGTACAAGAGTTCCTGATGGTTGGTATACTAGTGTAGATATAAACTCTTATCAAACTGCTAATTATGTTGAAGATGGTATATTAAGAGAACAAGTGCCATGTGATTGTAATACATTAACTACTACAACTACTATGTTTACTGGAGATCTAGATGAATGTTGTGGGCTTATTTATAATGATGATGATGGTAATGTAGTTCTTCAAAATGTAGAACAAGATTGGGTTAACTATGCCTATATAAATATTCCTGGTTATACTTCTGGTAAGTTAGCTGTTGGCCCAACTGCTCTATACGGAGTTTCACCAGGTATCAGTACATCATTTAAGAAATGGACAATTACAACAAGCCCATGGACTGTAGTAGCAGATTCAGATTTAGTAATAGCTGATAATGCATTTGGTACAACTGCTGGAGTGGTAGTTAAAGATGACAGTGCAATTATTGCAATAGATACAGCTCAAGGATATATAGTAGAAATAGATACAACAAGTGGAATTCCATCACAGAAAATTCTTTTACAATCTGGTTACACATATCCTACTAATTTATTATATACAACTGAAGGCAAACTAATAACAATTAGAGAAGTAACAGCAACAGGAGCATTTGAATATGTTCAGTGGGATTATGATAACGCAGTAGCAACTCCAGAGATAGTTTCTACTATTACTAGTAGTGAATTTAGTGGAGTGGATATAACAATCCATTCGTGTGACTGTGACATTATAATTGTATGTAAAAGTGCTATCAATACTCAATACTATGCTCAGTTTTCTGTGGCACCTTTCTCTCCATTTGAAGTAGTTCTAGAAGGAAATAGTTTGGGTACAGGAAAGATTGAAAACTACTTTAGTCCAACAAACATAACTCAACTTGCATCATGTGTTAGTCCAAGTGGAGGACCAACAACCACAACAACTAGTACTACGCTTGCTCCAACAACAACTACCACTACAAGTATACAACCTAATTGTTCTAAGTGGGAAATTACTGGACCAATAGCAATAAGTTATACAGATTGTAGTGGACTACCACAAGTCGTATCTGTTGCAACAGGTCAGACTAGATTCATTTGTGCAAATACTAATACACCTGGTGCTTTAGGACCATCAGCTACACTAATAGGTGCTTGTGATATATAAATATGAAGACAATACATTTAAAAATAACATCTGCTAGTCCGAACGTAGGACCTTTTAAGATCACTACTGATACTAATGTTACATTAGCTACTGAAGTAAGTTTGAGTGCATTAGTCGTAGGATTAACTTATGAAGTAGAGGATAATGTAAACGTTGTAACTTTAACATCTAATGGAGATTGTGAGTTTGAGAAAAGCTTTCCTGTTATAAATACTATGAATGCTAATGAGTATCAAAAGTTAAGATTTACACCTACAAGAACAGGATGTTTATGGACACATCTTAGAAATGATACTTTATATAATTACTATTATGGAGATATCAAACCTTATGTAATTGAGTATCCATTTGCATATAAGTATCATGACCAGATACTACAGAACATAAAAGACTATAGTAAAGTGTATACATATATACCATCAACTCTTGGAGAGTTTGATTCTAATAGTAAAATACAAACAGACGATAAATACTTTAACAAGGCTGTTTTATATAATGGTCAACAATCAACAGGTATTATTGAACTTGTTCCTAAACCAATGAATAACTTAAGTCAATATCTACAATACCCAATATTAAACACTGATAGTAAAACTATTACTTTTGCAAAGACAGATAGTTTTTACCAGTACAATACTTTTTGGGCATTACAGATAGATGATCAAGTACCTCTATTTAAAACATCCTGTGAATCCAAATCAATAGATAAGGTGGTGAATCAGGATAATATGAACTATGGTGACTTATCATTTAAGAAGTCACAACTAAGAGCTAAGAACGTAAAGGTGAGACATATATTAGACAACTCCTCTACTACACATATTGTGAGTCAGTTTATTGTAGCACCAGCACAAATATCATATAAGTAATGGCATTAACAGCAGGCAAAGCAAAAAAGATGTTAGACGATGGAACAGTCCATGGGAGAGCTCTGACGGATAAGCAGAAGAGATACTTCGGTGCTATAGCTGGAGGTGCTACGCCTATGAAAAAAATCAACGGTGGTTGGTTAGACAAGTATGCAATGGGAGGAAGTCTTCCTGGTGCATCAGGTATGATGTATGGACGTTCTAATACAATGCCTCCATTATTTACTCAATCAGAAATGAAAGCTCCTTCATTTGCAGATTCATTAGCTAAAGCTAAGTCAGGTGGTAGATGCTGGCCAGGATATAAAACAGTTCCTGGTAAGACAGCTTTTAGTAAAGGAAGTTGTAAGAAAGCTCAAGAGGGAACAACACAAGAAGAAAATACAGTTATGTATGGAACTCCAGAGTATGAGGCTGCATATAAAGAAGGTAGATTTAAAGATGTACCAAATCCATTAGATGAAGTAGTTGTTAGAGCAGGTGTTGATTATGAAAAGTATCCTCTTTATGATAAACTCTCTGAACAACAGAAAGAGTATTTTTTCGATAAGGGATCAATTGGTAGAGGTGTAAGAAGAGCTGCTCAAACAGATAGAGGATTGTATGAAGACACATTAGATGTTGTCAATCCTATATTATATACAGCAATAGGTAGTGCTGGTCTTATGTCTCCACTAGGTCGTGCTCTTGGAGTTTCTAGCAGATTTACAGGTAGTAGATTGATGAATAAAGTTATTAATCCAGTTCTGAACTTCAAACCTTTTAATCCTGGTTCTTATGGTGGAGCTACTACAAAAACATTAGCTGGAACTATAAGAAACAGAAATATATTAGATGCTGTTGGACTTGGATATGGTACTTATAATCTACCTGAGGTTTCAAGAAATCTATATAATGATCCTTCATTAAGCACAGCAGGAGACTTTGCTTTAAATACTTTAAACTTTATACCTTTATTGGATACAAGTTATAGAGGTTTTACTAACAGTTTTAATTTGAGATCAGGATTAAATAAAACTCTTGAAAGAATTAAGAATCCTTTTAGAGATAATAAAAATTACATGAGCACTGGACCAAGTCCTTTTGGTTTTGGAAAAGGTCCTAAATATGATGCCACACAATTTAATTTAGCTAGGACAAACAATCCAGCTTTTATGCAGAGATATGATAACTATGTTTATCAACAAGGAGACCCTACATTAATGGCACAACTTAACGCTTTTAAGAGACAAGAACGTATAGTCGAGAACCAGATTAATAACCTCTTAAACGTAAAAGCAGAATCTATAGGTGGTGATGTAGTTAGAATGGCTGACGGTAGTTTGGAATTTACTAAACCAATGACAAATTTTCCTGGTTCAACTTATAGTACTGTTTTAAGACCACCAGAAGCTAAAGCTCAAATTCCTGGTATAGCGAGCCTACTGAACGAAAAGAACCTGATACAGGGACAGATTAACAGGCTTAACACTACACTTAGAGGTGCTAAATATTCAAGACAGAATTTAGATAAACTACAAAAAACAGGAGTATTTACTAAAATAGAGAATCCTGTTCTATCAAGTGATCTAAAATACTATGCTGATAATCCTAACACTCTAGGTTTCTATGATATGTATGGAGATCTAGACAGATTACCTAATACATCAACTATTAATTTAGGTAGATTGGAAGACTGGTATCCTAATTCAACTGTCAGATATAATAGAGGTAAAACTGTAACAATACATGAAGACGGTCATGCTTTAAATGCTGGAGGAAGAGGTACAAAGCCTATTTATAATAGAGACATAAATGCAGCTATGAACAGGAGACCTAAGGGCTATGACAAATTAACTCCAAAACAACAAGAAAGAGTTAAATATTTAACTGAGCCCACTGAAGTTCATTCGAGAATAGATGAATTAAGAATGCAATACATACCTAAGAAATATTGGGGAACAGATGATTTTTACAATATTAGTGATGACCTTTTAAATAAGATTATATCAGATGGATTGGCAGGTAAAACATCAGTAGATCCTAAATTCTTTAATCTCATAGGAGATAAGACAAACTTTAAGAATTTATTTAAAGCTCTACCTGCAGTGGCAGCTCCTATTGCTGTTGGTGCAAGTCAACAAAAGACCGGTGGTAATGTACCTAAAATGAAAAACGGTGGATGGCTAGATAAATATGAGGTGATAGAAGATGACATGGGACAGTTAACCAACCCAGGAAAGATAACTAAAATAAACTCCAACAACATAACAATGAAAGGAGTAGACTTTCCTGTGCTAGGAATATCTGACACTGGTGATAAGAAAATGATGTTACCAGGACAGGACTATACATTTGATGGAGAGTCTGTTACAGAGTACCCTATGAAGAAGAAACAGGGAGGATCCTTGGTCAAATTAGATCAATTAACTAACTTTACAAACTATAATACCCCACAACCAGGTGGCTGGTTAGACAAATACTAATAATATGAAAGCTCAAATATTAAAAATAGCAGGCGTAAAGTCTGAAAAAGAATTCTACAAAAAGTTTCCTACAGAGGCAGCTTTTATGAAGAAACACGGAAAAGAACTAGCTAAGCTTAAGAAAGCTGCAGTAGGTGATGTTATTGAATACACTGATGTAGACGTTGGTAATAACCGTAAAGTAATTGATGGTACAGAACTTCTAAAGGATGTTAACAAAGATGTTCTTTCTGGATTTGATCAGTTTAAAGATAGAGCCTATGAGCTTGGTGTCGACTCTTTAACTACTGAAGATGAGAAAGAAGATTATGCATATAAAGCAAAGATAGATGCTATATATAATAACATGAATAAGAAAGATGATGGTGATTTATTTGGTAGTCTAAAAGGTATAGGGGGAATGTTAAGTAAGTTAAGTAGTGGTGGTCCTGAAGGATCTGTAGAGGTTGGGGAGTTAGAAATGGGAGATGTTGATTTTGGTAAAAAAGGTGGTAAGTTTAAACCACACATGATGTATGATCCTAAGACTGGTAAAGGATATAAGGCTAATAAACTAGCTGATCATTTACGTATGGACAAGAAGGGATATACACACAAGAAACCACCTAAAGCACAATTTGGATTTGATCAGATAGACTTTAGTTCTGAGAACTATACAGACGATATGAACTTTGGTCAAAAAGCAGGTAAGTTTGTTACTGAAGATCTTGGAAAAATACTTCAGGATCCTGCAAGTAAAGACATCATGATGGGTATAAGTAAAATAAAGGGTCAGAAAGATGCTTTAAAAGATCTACTTCAGATGCAAAAAGTTAGTAGTATTACTAGACAAGCTGCTATGACTAAACCAGAAGAAATAGAAAGAGAATATGTAAGACCAGAAGATATAATGAATACAGGAGAAGAGTTCTTTCCTATCTATGGTGTAGGTACAAATGTACTTGCTAAGAACGGACAGACGATGAATATGTTTGGTAGTGCTGGATATGCTCCTCTAAATAATACTAGCCAGGTTAAGAGGTTTGAAGATGGAGGTGGTGTAGATCCTTACGCACAGATATTTAATGTTGGAGGAGATATGTTATATGGAAACAAAGCTGATAGAGATGCAGGTAGTAATATTGGTGGTGGTATTGGTAGAGGTATAGGTACAGCTATTGGTGGACCACTCGGTGGGGCTGTTGGTGATTTTATCGGTAGTGGTATAGGAGGTTTAATAGACACTAATGATAATAAACAAGATATAGCTAGAGATGCTATTGATACAAATATTGCCGATATGACTAATATGAGAATAGGTCCTCAGATACATGCAGGTTATGCCTCTCATATGAAAAAAGGTGGAAAACTTCCTGGCCCTAATAATGACTATGGAATGATAGGAGCACCAGGTCCACAAATGTTAAAAACCTTTGATGGTAAGAACTTAAATAACATGTTGCAAAAAGCTTCTAGAATGCCAGATACACTTAAAGAAGGTGGATCAGTAGCAGGTGGTGGTAATGTTAAAACTCTATGGGGTGGAGATGTTAGTGCTGTTGCATATAATCCATACATTGGTGGAGACAGTATGTTCTTCTCTGGTAACTCACATGATAAAAAAGATCCTAAGACAGGTGAGACAGGTATAGGAGTAGCTTATGGGCCACAATCTATAGCTACAAATCAACCAGTGGTAGAAGTTGAAAATGAACCAGCTCAATTAATTGAAGAGAATGGTCAAGAGAATCTAGTTATATATGGAGATCTAAAAATACCTAAAGAGTATTCAGATGAGATAGGTGATCCAGAAGCTGGAGGTAAGAAATTTAAACACTATGTAAATAACCTTAACGATGAGGAAGCAAGAATAAATAAACAAATGGGAAAAGCAGTAGAAAATGCTGGAGATACTGAAAACACTAAATGGGGCAAACTAGTGACATCAACTTCAGATGCCATAATAAATGGTGGCGACATGAAATTACAAGACATAGCTAATAAGAAAAGAATATTAGCTGATTTACAAGAAGCTCTTAATGACACCTTTAATGAAAAAGGTATAGATGGTAATAAGTTTATATCTAAAGGTGAGATACAAGCTGTTAAAGATACAGAAGACTATGCTAAGAATGGTGGCAAGATGGAAACTTATACAGACTATGCAGAAGATGGAACTAAGATAAAGAAACTTAAGAAGATAGAAAAAGAGTTACACAAAGCCTCCAATATGCACAAGAGTCAAGCTAAGAGAATCGGTAAGATGGTGAATGCAAAAGATGGTGCAGGTGTTCCTAAAGCACAAGGAGACGGTCAACAAAATACTAGTGAAGATCAAGGCCTTGAGTTAAATGAACTTCCTATAACATTTAAAACTAAGGAAGAAGCTATCGAAGCTGGTTATGAAGAGTTCCCAGAAGACTCAGGTAAGTTTAGAAAAGTGAAAGTAGAAGCTACAGATGAAGTAGAAGCTGTAGATGCTACTGGTTCTGATATAGGTAAAATGCCTGCTAACCAGAAGTATGATAGTAAGACAGGTTTAGCTGGTGGTGTAACTGAAGCAGACTATGAAAAACTTGTAACAGAAAATACTTGGTTTAATTGGGATAACTTTGATCGTAGAAAGCCAGAAGATGTAATGAGATTCCAAAGAGAATTTAATAAAAGAAACAAAGATGCAGGTATTGATGTATCACTAAGTGTAGATGGTATTATTGGTAAAGAAACTTCTAGTGCTAGATTCACTCCACCGGTAGAAGCACAAGATCCTAAAGATCCTGTTTATGAATATGCTACTGTGGAGGGAGAAGAAGTAACTACTGAGACTACTACTACAGTAAAACCGGTTACACCTTTTGATGCAAATATACTTAGAAGATTATTTGACAGAGATATAGATAATGATCTGGATTACAACCAGATACTACCTGAAATGAATGCAGCTGCAAACAATCAACTTGAGCCTGTATATGCACAAAGCTTTCAACCTAGACTAAGAGTTCCTTATGACATTAGTTTACAAGATCAGAGAAATATGGTTAACTCTCAGTACCGAGCTCTGTCTCAGAATCCTGCATTAGCAAACAATCCTGCAGCATTAGCAGCAGCACAAGCTCCTTTCTTTGACGCACTTAATACTATTGGTGCTGAGGAGTTTAGACAAAATCAAGCAATGAAAGATACGGTATACTCTGGTAATCTTGAAGCTATCAACAATGCTAACATGTTAAACATGGGTATTTATGACAAGCAACAAGAGAGACAAGCTCAAGCTGTGGCTAATACTAAAGAAACACAACAAGAGATTGTTAAATCTATAGCTGATAAATATCAGCAGAACAAACTAGAAAACAGAAGAGAAAAAGTTGTACGTGAATTATTTCCTAACTTTAGATTTAATGAGACATTAGATTTATTTAATCAAGGAAATGCACAATTCAATATACCTGGTGGAGGACAAACATCTCCTCTTGGACCTTATGCAAATCTACTACAAATATTAACTGGTGGTGGAATTGGTAGTGGACAAGGTAACAATACTACTACTGAAACTACTACTGTGGCAGAGAGTGCACATGGAATGAAACTAACACCTATAAAGAAAAAAGTAAAAAGGAATCAGAAAAACAGTAATATTTTGAGACAATTCAAAAAATAATAACTAATCTGATTATAAAGAATTACCAAAAGAGATTAGTCTACCTTGGATAATTCTGTAAATAATAATACATTT